AATTTATAGCAGCAATCTTCTGTGAAGACCTTAACTCAGCAGCTCTTGGTGAAGAACCTAATGTTGCTGCAAAAGCAGTTGCAATAGCATTATTACCTGCTATTCCATCAATAATTGTCAATTGTGCTCCAAATCCAGCATTTGCAGATGTTGGTGCAAATCCAGTATTAACTGATTTAACCCTCTTATTAGTAAAATTAAACCAATCTTGACCATCAACAGTAGCACTAACTGTTGCATTTACAGGGAATTGAGCATACTGCCCTTCAGGTATGGTAATAACAAGATTACTGAACCCTGTTCCACCGTCACCAGCCGCAGTAGTTATTCCAACTATTGGTTGAGAAGCAACTTTACCCATTGCAATTATCTCTGGTGTGTCTGCTGCGAGATAAGTCGAACTATCCTGATAAGCAGAAACTCCAATTCCTGTGGAATCGAATCCTGATACCGCAACATGAGCAGCAGTTCCTATAGCAACTACTCTCAAGTATTCCGTCTGCTGATTGAAAGCAGAAGATGCTGTAGATGCTCCACCAGCAGCTACAGTTATTACATTTCCGACTGATTTATACGCCATTACTAAATAAGGGTTCTACATTAGTAGTTATTTATAATTACTCTTCCTCAGTAGTTTCAGTGTCTACCTCAGTTTCTACTTCAGGTTCAGGATTAAAAGTACTTGTTGCTACGTCAGGACGAAAAGCATCAACTTTTTCTGCTGATTTTGCATAAAGCATATCTTTAATAGTATCGCTAATATTAGATGGTGATTCGTCGGAAATTATCATATCCATTAGTGCGGATTGTATATCTTTACCAACAGCTCCAGTTACTCCTGTTTCAGTTGTTTCAGTTTCAGTTGGATTCATTTCAGTTTCAGTATCAGGCATTGTTAAATGTGAGTAATCTTTAATATTTATGTATTAGTCAGAGTTGAGTTTAAAATAATTAAACTCTAAGATCATAGAGTTTAGAACCTTTTTCATATTATCCAAATGTTCTCTCTCATATGAATGTTTATCAAAATCTATTTCTCCTTTATCTCTATAAAAAGAAACAGAATCATGCAGCATTCGGATGTCATTGATACCCCAATCTATTTTTAAATGCGGTCCTCTTTCATCCTCAGCATGTTCCATTAAATCTCCCCGCCCTTGGGTCTGACTATATTGGCATCTTGAGTTGCTGCTTGGGAATCTACATCCATAGATCTTAATGCAGCATCTGGTTCTCCACCAGCACCATTAGCACCAAGCATTGCTGGATCTACTGGTCTCATTCCACCACTACCAGCAGGATCTAACATCATTTCTTGATCAATTGCCATTGGATCAGCAATAGTACCATCCTTAATTTCTTTCTTAATTAACTTATCCTGCTCTAATATTTCATCATCAGTTTGACGTAATACATTACGACGAATCCAATCTTGAGAATAATATTTACCAACATATGGTTCTACAGTTGCAAGCAATCCTAACCTTTCGGTCATTAGTTCTGCTTCTTTTAATTCAGTGAAATGATTATCATACAGGAAGTCAAATTGTATGTGCTCACTCATTATTTCCCAATCTTCGGGAGTAACGATATTCTTAAGCAGCAACTGAGTTTTCAGCATATCAATGAACATTCTTGAGAATCTCTTTCTCAAACGTCCAACAAACTTACTGAATTTAACTTCGTCTCTTAATATCTCTGAGGATCTTCCCAGGTTAAATCCTCCTTCTCCATCCATTCTTGATGGGGGTACATTGAGCGCCCGATATAATTTCTTTTTGAAGTACTCAATATCCGTGATCTCCCCCAGATTTTGTCCTCCTGGAAGAGTAGAAATTTCAGTTCCACGACCTCCTTCCCTTCTAGGGAGCCAGAAATCCTCAAGCATTGCCATGTACTTTTTGTCATCACGGATCTCTCCTGTATCTGCGTTGTATACAAGTTTATTCCGATATCTCATCATCACGTCTCTGAGATATTGCTCTGCTTTCACTTTAGGTAAATTACCTACATCTATGTAGAATATTCTACGTTCTGGAGCACGAGATAGTCTGTATATAACAAGACTATCCTCAATCATACGCAATTGATTGAGTGCTTTGATTGATTTGTGTAGATAAGAAAGAGTATTTCCTTTATTTCTATCTACCAAACCTGATGTACAGTATGTTATTGCATCTTTCGCTATCTTAATTCCAGCACTTGCACCAGTAGCATTTACATTACCAGTAGGATAACTAAGTTTTGGATTATAAATGAAGTATTCTTCTATCTGTGGCCACTCAAACTCCATTGGGTTATCGTTGGCAGGTATCGCAGGATTTCTATATTTGTTTTTCTCAGACTTCTTTTCTTTACGAATAAAACGCATTTTAGTTGCATCTATATAACGCAACTCTTGTATTCCCTCATGGGGAGCTTTTAAATCAATTACTTTATGATAATAGATTCTACCATCAATATACCAATTCCTATAAATTTCATGTGCTTTCTTATCAAAATCTAATAGATCTAGAATATATTTAAACTCATCTCTAATCTTTTTCTTTATACCATCACTAGCATTTAAATGATTAAGATCTAATTCTACAGGTTGATCATTAGAATCAGAAACAAGTGCTTCATTTACAATATCTTCTATAGCACTATCACATTCAGGATGGATAGCCATCTCACGATATCTTTTTATTAACTCAAATTCAGTACGATATACACCTTCTAGGTCTACATAAGAACCAAAAAAACCACTACTCATATAATGGTCAACCCCGTCCTCGTCATTAGGAGGAACGGGGGATACCGTTGTAGGTGAGAGTGGTTCGGTGTCCTCTATAGAGAACCCAAATAATTTAGCCATGATTTATTAAACTAGTTCTTTATACTAGTTATTTAGTCTATCAATATTATAGCATACTATCCGTTAGGACCACCAGCCCCTGCATACTCGAAGGACTGAACTTGGAATTCTACTGTGAATTCTTCTATAGTATCACCTGTATCATAGGATAAATCTATAGCTGACAATGAAGTTGGGAAGATACTTTGGAACTTATACTGTTTTAATACAGCATTATCTGTTCCATCACTAGTTTTACTTGCTTTAGCAGATCCTCTACCAAGTTGGAATACTTCTGCATCAACCATGTATGCATCTGGATTAGTTGCACCTAAGTTATTATCTAACTTGGCGATTAAATCCATCCATTCTTCAAACGCATTTCTTAATTTAAAGTCCTCATCATTAATGACTGTTACTGACCAAACATCAACTGTTCTGTCTCCAGCAACTTTAAAAATACGACCTCTAAATGGTACATCAATATTTGCTATTGTTGATGCTGGCATTGATGCTGCCTTACACATATATCTAAAGGTATCTCCATCCCAAGCAATACCTGCTGGTAGTGTGGGAATTGTTACCTCGAAGAGATTCGGTCTTGCACCGCCTCCTACTAATTTGCCTTTAAAATCGGCAATTGATCTGTTTGGTCTAGTTGTTGCCATGGTTTGCTATCCTCCTGTGTATTTAGATTATATGATTAAACTCGACCTGCTACTTCCTCGAAACTAACACCAGTACGGGTAGCAACGAAAGTTAAAGTAACAAAGTTAATTGACTTCGCAGGCTTCAGGAAGATGTCTGCTCGGAATTCGTTATTATCGATAATATCAGGTGTATTGTTTGTAGTATCACAAACAACAAGGAATCCATATATTCCTCTCTTTGCCTGAACGTCACGTAAGTATGGTTCCACAATGTTGCGGAAGTTTGCTCTTGTTAACTCATCGTTGAGCTCAAAGAGTTGTGCCTCTGCTGCACCTTGTAGTGCTTGCTCAACAGTTAAGAATAAACGACGAACGTTGATTCTATCAAATGCACTAGCAAATCCAAGAGCAGTCTTATCACCAAAGAGTAGTGTGCCTAATCCAGGTTGAGTAATAACTGCGTTAACTCTTGCTGGATAAAGTCTATCTCTCTCTGCTTTACTTGGGTTGTATGCAAGTTTAACAGCATTGTTGATAATACCACGTTGCTGTCCTGCAGGTGAGAACCATGGGAATGAATTGATGCTTGTGCGACACATTAGTCCAGCAATATCACCATTCGTTGGAGTCCAACAGAACTTATTGTTAAACCTATCATACATGTACTTGTAACCACTATCAAATACACCGTAAGATGAAGATGATAAAGCACTGAAGTACTTAATGACGTTATCGGTTTGAGTAGTTGTGTTAGTAACACCAACTAAATGTGCTTTATGTGGTCCAATTGTAGCGACTGAATCTTTTCTGTCAGCAACCAATGAAAGTAGATACCCTGCTTTCGCTTGAGAATCATTTTCGTTTGTAAGACCAGGACCCATGATGAAGTAATCTACTTCTTCCTCATCCTTATTGGATAACTTACCATAAGAAGTGATTAGATCTCCAAGAGTTGCTTGCATTCCAGTACCAATACCAGCACCATAGTCATTACCACCAGTTAAGGTGTAAGTTCTATTACCAATAGCAGCGAATGTAACACCCTGTGCGTCTTGACCCCATGAACCATTAGCTGTAGTAATAGCAGTGTAATCAGTAGAGAATCCAGTTGCTCTTGGAGTTGTATCGAAATAAGCATCAGGAGTGCTAGATGGATCACCACCAGCATAAACTTCGTCAGAGAAATCTGCAAGATATTGCTCGTACCAGATCTTCTGTGGTGAGTTAACAGCAGAGATAGCATCTTTTGCTTTAGAAAGTCCTTGATGATTCTCAAGAAGATTTCCTTGGATACCAGTGATCTTTCCTAGATCGTCAACAATAGCAATATTAATACCATCACCCTTACTGTCTCTATCAGTACAATACTTACCAGTTACTGGTTTAGGTGCTAGTGACTTCCAATAAGTTGTGGAGTTGGTTAGACCTAAAGTTTGCTGATCGTACCAGTCAACAGCAGTTGCAGGTGTAAATGCCGCAACAGCAGAAGACATACTAACAATACCAGAGTTGTTTAGGAATCTTATAGCAGAAGAAGTTGTAAATGCTGCGAAAGAGTTTCCTTCTTCATATGTGATTGCTGTTTCTGTTCCAGCACTAGAAACTCTAGAAAGAATCTTAACATCGAATGTAGAAGCACTATTGGTTGCATCTGTAGCAACACCAGTAATAATACCTTTTAGATAACCATTGAATAATGAAGTTGTACCTGCACCAGGTATTACTGCATTTGCTAGTAGTGCGGTAACACCGTAACCAATTCTTGCTCCAGCAGTTGTAAGACTATCAGTTGTAATACCAATTGTCTGGTCTGCAAGATCGTCAATAAAACAAACCTTTAAACTGTTTGCCCAAGTACCAGGAGTTTTAGCAGCAAATGTAAAGTCAGTTGCTGTGCTATGATCATTAAGATAATCTTCGTAGTTATCGATTCTAGCAGAACCAGTCATGGTTGTAGAAGCGATACCAACACCAGCATTAGCATTTGCTAAGTTATCGCCAGCAGTTCTAACTACTTTTAATACTCCACCATATGAAAGGTATGATGCTGCGGTTAACCAATACTCATTCTGACCGTCTTGAGTTTTTGGTTTACCAAATACTTTAATTAATTCCTCTTCCGTGGAGACCTGCGTAGGTTCGTCAACAGGTCCAATCGGGAATGGTCCCGCAATTGCACCAATGTTATCTAATACGTTTTCAGCTCTACCTACGGTTAAATCAACCTCTCTAGTTAATACACCTGGAGATAATTGTGGAGTCGCCATGTTTCTTCCCGTAATTCTCAGTTATCTAGAAATTATTTATTAAAAGGTAAGTTTACGAGAGGTAAAATTGCTATGAGCAGTGCGTGAACACTATGACATATACTCCCACATGTAAGATTTGTCTCCATATTCGTCTGCTTGGAACCATCTATCACCATCACTATCCACTTCACTCTCAGCATCTAAACCATCAACCATGAATCCAAACGGAGCCATATCTTGCTCTATCTGGTTTTTCTGTTCCTCATATAATCTCTTTCTTACATCTTGGTCAGTAAGTTCTTTAAAGTAATCCTGTGCTACCAACCATGCATATATGACAAGACACATAGCAAGATCATCATTACATCCTTCTTCTGCCTCAAATGAATTGCTCTTTTGTATAAATGTTGTTAATTCAGAAATAATATCATAATCTGCAAATAATAATTTATCTTCCTCAATTAAAGTTTTTAAATTAAGAGAACCAACTTTTTTAACTGTCTTAGACATCTTAACACCAAGTTGTGTTTTCTTACCAGAGAATCCCTGACCTACAACTTGACCTGCTCTACCTCTCATAGAAGTCATAAGTAGATTCTTATATTCTAAATCAAAATTAAGAATCGCTGCTACTTGATCACCTACATCATTTACTTCACATAAAACAAAAGCATCATTATATTTCCTACCAACCTCATCAATAATTGTAGGAAATAGCATTGGTTTTATTTCATTGTTCCTATATTTTGCTACTACAGCATGAGGGAACTCTGTTATATCAATAACTACAAAGGCAGAATAATCTTTAGATACTCCTCTTGCTACGTCCACTGCCATGGCATAATCATGACCTTTTATAGGATCAACATAAACATCCAATCCAGCACTTGTAGTTTCTGCTTCATGATAAACAAAACTTCTTAATTTACTAGGGGCAATTAAAGTATCAACAGATCCTAAGAACTCACACTCAAACTCAATCTTAAACTGTTGTTCAGATGTGTTTGCAATCGTTTGTCTCTTCCATTCCGAGTCTCTACCTGGAACTTCTGACCAGTGAACATCAGTTGGTACATATTCATTCTTCCCCTTTTCAGCATCATGCCAATACCTATAGAAGTGGTTCATCCCGTGAGGGGTTGAAACCATTATGACTTTTGTGCTTTTACCAGAAGTAATAGTAGGATAAACACTAGCAAAGAAAGACTCAGCGATGTGATTGGGAACAAAAGCAAACTCATCCAAGAAGAGGATGTTGAAAGACATACCCCGAACAGCACTAGC